TATTTTAAAATGAATTTTAATTGAATGGGAATCTATTAAATGAACCAGTGTTGTATAAACTTGAAACTTGACCAGATGTTAAAGCATAGTTTTTCCAAAAGCCTAAATATCTAATTACTGTTGGTGTGCTAAAAGCAGTATTATTAACTGGTGTATTAAAACTTCCAAATGGCGCTGCTCCTATACCAAAGCCTTTAAACGATGGATTATTATAGAACCCCGCTGGTCCTGTATAATTTCCAGATCCTTGTAAGGCGCCATCAATATAAAGAAGTATAGCTTTACTATAGCTGTCATTAACTCCAACAATTTGATGATATCCTGTATCTGTAATAGCGGTTTTAGATTGTACTCTTTGGTAAGTTGGCCCTGCTCCAGGAACTTGAAATTTAAAAGTTAAAAAATTACCACCACTATAAGTAATACTATTTAGACCTTGTCCAGAAAGATTATATTCAAAACCAAATCCTAATTTACCATAAATACTACCAAGTAAAAATTGATTTTGCCAAGCGCTATTTTTATTTAAACGTCTTGTTTCAAAGCTTATAGAAAAACTTTCATTTAATGTAGTGGGTTCTACTAAATTAGAACTGAAATTTAAAAATCCACCTTGATTAGTATTACTTCCTGTTGCTCCAGGTAAATATGCTCCTCCAGAAGAAAATGTAGCAGCCACATCTGCTCCTATTGGAGCGAATTGATAATCACCATATGTTGCATCTATATTTGTTGTAAAATTCCACCAATTTGAAGGTTGAGGTATTTTCGATGCGAAGCCTAATACTTTTTTAGATGATATGGCTTCTGGCTTAACGCTTTCCCAAGTAGCCAAAGCGCTTCTTGACCAACTATTATCTGCTAGGCAATAATAAACATAATTTTTATCAAAAGCCAAATTCCCCTTTTTGCCTGGTGATGTTGGTTCTAGAGGGGTGGCAACCAAAGAAAGATCTCTATTTAAAGTTCCGTCTACAACTAATCTATATCCAGAAACAACAAACTCATTAGTAACATTGTTAACTATTAATTGTCTGTTTGGATCATTATAATAAATTGTATTTAATTCAGCCATATTATGATACTCCAGCTGTTGCTGTTACACTTATCCATCCAGTATAACTATTATTTTTTATTCCTACTATTTTTAAAGATACTGGAGAGCTTAAACTCAAAGTAGAGTCGGCATTGTCAAATTTTTGACCATTATATCCAGTAATAAAAAGTGGTATACTAGAACTAATATTTTTAATTGTTAAAGTTTGCGTGTCTGTAATATCTGGTAAATATCCAGTATATCTCTTAGAATCATCAGAAACAAAAACTGTTAGAGCGTTTTCAATATTAAAATTTTGATTTTTATATAAAGCATAGCTTGTATAAAGGTTTTTATTTTCGTAGGCATCGCCACTAACCCTAACGTATCTAGTATCTAATTGACCAGATTGAGTTAATTGAGCCGTAAATACTTGAAGTCCATTAAATGTACGCATATATTTTATTACACAAAAAATTAAACTTTACTATGATATAATAAACCAGCTAAATAGCTTGTAATTTGATGCTCTGAAGCTAATTCTTGTATAGAATTTACTTGTTCAAAGTTTTTATCAAAAGGTTTATCTAGATAGTCTTTAATTTTAGAGCTCCAATTTTCTGGATTTTCATTAGCTATAATAACTTCAGTTAATTTTTCAGAATCTTCTTTTTGCTGATTAGTTAATTTTTTAACGTTAAATTTTTTTCTCAATTCAGATTTGACTTCTTCTTCAAGAGTTTGGCTAGCTAATATATTTTCTTTAATTTTTGATAATGAAAAATTAGCTTTAACTTGGGCAGGTTTTTTTCCAATTGGGGATACATTTTTTGTGGTTTGTGGCGTTCCAGTTCCTGCTGGTCTTCCAGGTTGGCCAGCCGATCCTCCAATAATGGGTTGGTAAAAGCCTTGGTCTCTCAAGTCTTTGAATTTTTGTTGTGATTCTAAAGATTCTTCTTCAGTTGGTAGTCTTCCCTTTTCAATTGCTTGAATACCTTCCTGCGGAGTAAGTACCCCAAGCTCCATAAGTCTATTATAGACTCTAGAAAATTGAGTATCATCCTTAAGATTCATGTCTTGGAAGTGTGGTGTTGGAAAGTTTTTAAAACCAAGATCTTTACTCATTCTTCTAATTTCTGGAATTAAGAATTCATTAAGAAATACTTCACGAGCTTGATTTAATCTTTCTACAAAGACTTTAATTTTAATACTTTGATTAGCAAATTTTTCACTTCCAATTAAAACATTATTTAATCCAATTTGGATATCTTTATCTACAACTTCGTATTTTTGTGGTCCAATTAAATTAGCTATATCAGGAATAACGAATTGGGCTTTTGTTGTATAATCTGCGATAAGGACTCTTCCAACGCTTTGATTTTCAAATAAAGATTGCATCGCTTGTAAATTTTTTGGATTTACTCCACCTTTATCTGGTTCTGCGCCCATTGTTACCAATAAAATTGCTTGCTGCATGGTTCTTGTGACTGCCATATCCATTTTTTTCATTTCAAGTTTCCAATTAATGTCATCAAGAACTGGAAATCCCATTGGAACAGAAAGAGGCTCGTAATCTTGCTTCTTATAAAAAACTGCTGCTAATTTTGTTTTATCTAATGGAACAAGTATGTATGAATTATTTTTACTTTTAATTTTTTCTTTAACATCATCTGGTAAAGAATTATATACTTCTAAGTCTTCATCTGTTTTGGGGCTTCTTAATCTTTCTAATTCATAATCACTTAATAATTTATAATAAACATTAAAAGCATAATTTACTGTTCCGCCAACATAAATATCTGCTGGATTAACGATAGTATATCTTGCTGGCAATTTAATAGATCCATCTTCTGCTATAGTTTTTAATTTAGAACCAAAAGTTTGGGTTACTTTTAATAATTGCTCTGAGCTTACTACTGTATCAAATCTATAAACAAATACGTTTCCACTTCTATAATACTCTCTAAAAAATTGATCAAGGAAACTCGCTAAATTAATTTTCTTAAAATATGCATCAAAAAATTCTCTTGATTTTTGACTTCCACCAGTAAGATAAATTGGACTACTTGAAAACTCCGTCATTAGATCTATGGTGTTTCTAAAAATTGCTACATTATAATACGCTTTTTGACATAGAGTTATAGCATCCCTTACGTCTAGGGTGGAAAGATTTTTAACATAATTTGAATATTTAAAAGGAATTAAGCCTTTGTCAATATTGGCGAATCTATCGGTTCTTTCTATTGTAGAAGAAGCATTTCTTCTAAAAGAAGTATTAGATGTAGAAGCTCTAATTTCTGCTATTTTTGCTCTTCTATTATCGCTATTTGATTCACTGCCATATACCATTAAAGGTACATTCTCTTGAATGGAGGCTTTTGTTTCTTGTATTTTTTTATTCTTTTTACTCATAAAATCTTATATATTACACTTAATTAATCATTATAGGGGAGAATGTGCTGGATATTTGTTCTTTTGGTGCGTTTATTATATCATAATAGCACTTTAAACCCCAATTTGCTAATAAAAGTGCAGAATAATTATCTTTTCTAGCTTTATTAGCAGAGCTGCTTCTTTTCAAGTGTTGAGGCAAATCAAATGATTGAGTACCTCTAGCTGTAGATGAATGTTCTACTAGCGTGCATTGTTTTTTGGTTTGATAAATAAAGTCGTCTTGGTTTTCAATAAAATCTAGAGTAGACCAATCTTTCTTTTCTTCTGTTTTCATTAAATCTAATGGAATATTTTGAGAGAATACAGATTCAAAAAAATTATCATTAGCACAAGTTTTGCTGGCGAACCATACTTTTTTATAATCAATAGACGCTTGTAAGTGCTCGTTTGCTTTGCGAATAAAATTACTTGTAAAGACTTGGTTGAAAGCTATTTTCTTTGATTCTAGATTATAATTATTTCTGATTTTACGAATTTCTTGATCGTAATCTGCACCTTCTAAATCAGAATTAAATTCAAAAGAATTGATTATTAAATTATTACCTTTAAATAATTCAGATTGATTACAAGCAGAAAGAAATACATCTGCTCCAGCGTTATCTAAAATCATAAATACAATATTAAAATTAGTCATAATATAATATAAATAATTAACATGATTTTTTAAATTTCCTAATCCAGCATAAGTATGAACTAATGTTCCAGTTTTAGTTTCTTCATCGATCTCCATAACTGCCATAGCAAAATAATCTGCGTTAGGACTATCACTCATATTAGGATCAATCGCAAGAATATATTTTTTTCCAGGAGTCCCTTTCATTAAAGTGTGCGGAGCTTGACCATTTGGAATGGTACAATCTTCCATCTTTTTTGCGCTAAAATAACTATCACTACCATCAATAAATCTTGCGCAATACTCTCTCAAAAAACTACTATGACTTGATCCTCCATTTTGAGCTTCTTCAATAATTGTTTTATCTATCATCTCTAATGGTAAAGCTTCATAACTTAATTGAGATACAAAATAAGACGCTTCTGTTTCTTCTTTTGAATGAATTTTTTCTATCCATTCATTGTATGTTTTATAAAGATTTTCAAACGTATAACTTGCCGAAGATAAAGCTATCATTTTGCTATTATTTTCAAAAACCATTCTGTCCTCTTCTTTCATTGCTCCTTCTCTAATTAAAGTATCCTCCATTTCTCTGATTTCCATTCGTTCTTTCATGTTCTGTGGAGCGACTAAGAATGGCATTAATACAGTTTTAACAATATCTTCTGATAACAAAAGAAACTCATCAAGTACAAGTACATTAGCCCGAAATCCTCGAATCTTTTCTCCGCTTAAAGGAATAGCTACAATACTTCCACCATTAATCGACCATTCGTATTGATCATTTCTTTTACTTTTTGAACCAAAAGCTTGTTGAAGAAGTTCTGCTCCTTTACTATTTACAATTTTTTCTAGATTATTAAATATGAATCTAGCTGTTCTGAAAGTTGGTCCTGCGATTAGAATTTTAGTATTAGGTTCAAAAACACATTGAAGAAAACAAAATATACTTGCGATAAAACTCTTACCACAGCCTCGACCAAATACGCACATGCTAAAGTTTCTGTTTAATAA